GCTACTGTTGGCCCTACGCAAGAAGCGACCGCAAAGATCATCGACCTACAGACTTATGCCTCAAAACAATAGATAGTATAAAGGAGCAAGCCCGTGGAAATGGCTTTAATAGTTTTCATTTTTCTCTTAGCGGTGGTGAGCCTACCTTTCACCCTGGTTACCTGGACATACTCAACCATCTCGCTAATGATGTTAGGAATACTAATTACACTAGTGTTCACATGACATCAAACTGTAGTCGCAATATGAGATGGTTTAAAGAATATGTAGAAAAAGTTAAACCGTTTCATAGAGCAAGTATTACAGCAAGTTTACATACAGAACACTTAAACACAAAGGAGAAGATGCAGGATTTTGCAGATAAACTTATCCTGTGTCAAGAACATGATGTACAAGTTACAATTAATATGGTCATGGTGCCAGCCTGGTTTGAGCGTGATTGGGAGAATGCACTCTTCTTTCACGAACAAGGTATTAACGTTACTCTTAAACCACAATCAGACCCTACTGCTTCTAAAATTGTTGAAGGATACAAACCGGAAGATTTAAAACGTTTATATAACGGAATGCCACAACGTGCCTACACTGAAAGTAAACGTATATGGTCAGATCGCCCCAAAGCAAAGTTTAAGGTTCCAATAGGAATGGACAAACCTGATGCAAGTGTGCCTTGGCATATGCAAGTTGAAATGAAAGACTCAAAAGGCAATAAGTACTATATGGACCAAGCAGAACGCTTTAATGCCTTTAATTTCAACAATTTTGAAGGATGGGCTTGCAATGCCGGTTACAGCGGACTTATAATACGTGAGCCAGACGGTTCGATAAAAAGAAGTTATTCTTGTCATGATGCACCACTTGGCAACATCGAAACAGGCTTTACTTTGTTTAAGACACCTAAGACATGTATTACAAAAAGTTGTGTTAGTAGTGCAGATAGTAAAATACCAAAAAGGAAAAATTAATGGAATGGTTAGAATTAATTGAACAAAGACACACAACATTTGCCTGGGACAAAAGCAATATCCCTAGCAAAGAACTTATTGTAGAAACACTCGAAGAAGTATATACACATATTCCTAGTAAGAATTTACAGTTTCCTTATCAGGTAAGGTTATTTAAAAATGACGATCTTAATATACGAAAAGAAATAATGACAATTTGTCATAGAAACAAAGAAAAAAGTGCTGAAGAGGACTGGGGAAATCCGCAAGTACTTGCTCCTTGGTTGTTGGGATTTAACTCTAGATGGTGTTCAGATTTAGAAGTAAGGCACGAAACTACCTCTAAACGAGGTAAATTAGATGGACTAGGAAAACATAAAAAAAGAACTAATGATACTGATGGAGGTCAAACACAAACAGAAAATATTGAAATAGGTATATTCAGTGCATACGTTATGTTAGCATTAGCTAACAAAGGTATACAAACAGGAATGTGCCAAAACATTTGTAACAATTATGTAAGAGCAGAAGAAATTTTCAAAATACACGAAGATGAAAGAGCAATAGATTTTAGATTTATTATGGGTATTGGATATGCTAAAGATAGAAACTTAAGGCATGATTACTTCGATCCACGGATTAACAAAAACAAACCAATTCCGTATGCTCCTATTGATGTACACAAGGTTTATCCTAGACCAGATATGAATGATATAGTCAAAATAATAAAGGAATAATAATGGCTATGAAATTAATTTGTAAACACCTAGGCCCCTATTATGAAATACAAAAAAGGTTTCCTTGTAAAGCATTTGCAAATGAATTTATAGGAGAGCTTTGGATAGAAATAGATGAAAAATACGGTACTTTAATATATATGATGTTTGGAGATAGTGTTGTTAGACGTGATTGATATACTACAGGATACTACATATGAATAATTCGATACACCATATAAATTTTGATATTGACAAAGGTATGCTAATTAAAGAAAGTAGCTATTGTCAGTTTGTACCAATTAATAGTGTTACACTGAGACATATACAGAGAGGTGGAAAAAGGTTTTCTGATTATTTAAAAAAAGAAGATAAAAATTGGTGGAGGCGACAAGATTCTTGGCAAGCAAGTACAAATGCTGATAATGAACTATTAGCTAAGATGCCAGAAACCGCCAGAATACTTTCTATATTTAAAGAGAGATTAAAAACAAACGAGATAGAAGCAAATTTCCTTACACAAAAAGTTGGCACAAATGTAAAAATGCATGCCGATGTTGGTACAGCGTGTGCTATAAATTTTTTACTAAAAGGAGATGAAACTCCGATAATGTTTGAAGAAGACGGTACATTTTATTATAAGAATGCATTGTTAAACGTAAGTAAAAAACATATGGTTCCAGAACAAAGATCAACAGATAGAATGCTTTTTAAACTAAGGATTTTAAATATGCCCTTTGAAGAAGTAAGAGAGAAGATATATGTCAATTGAGGTAATAGATATAATCCAAGAAGTTGAATACCAAGATATGCTATTAGATGCATTGAAGGGTATTGAATCAGATCCTCACCATAACACTAAGAATTATAAGAACTTTGCTGAACGTTTACCTTCCTATGATGCTTTCCATATAGTATTAAAAGATGGCATCTTAGTAGCTTGTAGCGGTCTATACAACGGAGGAATATATCCTAATAGCACAGTTAGAGCTTTAGATAGAACCTACTACTTTAATTGGCGATCTAGCCACGTTTATAAAAGGAAAAGTTCAAATTCAAGATATGCAAGTGAATTTATGTGGCCTAAACAAGTTGAACTTGCAAAAAAACTAGGTTATAAATGTGTATTTTGGAGTACACAGACACCTGAAAACCGTAGAGTAATTAAATGGATAGTAGATTATACGACTAAATACAAACCTATTTTATTGCCTAAATTATATAATACTTGTAGATTAGTCAATAATTGTGTTAACCAGGATAAAACTTGTTGGCAAAATATTGCAATGTATGCTTTTACAACAGGCTTTGAATTCCCATTACCAAGTATAGAGGTTTCTGATTATGAAAAATGATATAAAAGCATTAAGGCAATACGCTAAATTAAAGAAACTGCCAGGAGTTATAAAACTCGGCACGATTAGTAACGAGCTATGTGATCAACTTTGTAACTTGAGCAAACATTCAGAAATTACAAATGTAAAGGCTATAGCAAACAGAAAAGGAACATATGGAGTAGAACACGACGATACCAGCCCTGCTGGGAAAACATATAATCAAAAACATATAGACAATTGGACAATAGATATCGAGTGTTTAAATGATTTCGAAGGAAAATATGAATGGCGCTTTGCAGAATTAGAGCCACAAGGTATTATTCCAATGCATTTAGATGATCCTTATTCGTATAGATTTTTAGCAGTAGTAAATGGTAATCATACTTTTAATCTAGAAAGTCCTACTGATCAAAAAATTATTATGAATACTGGAGATGTATATTTTGTAAATTCTGCACACAAACATAGTGTAGAAAATACTGCTAAAGACTTAAAAAGAATTGCACTATTAGGAAAGATGGAAATAAATGAACACAATACTAAATTATTACGAACAAGAGCCTGAAAATAATACATTTTCGGATGTTGTTATCGATGTTACTCACAGATGTAACATGAATTGCAAAAACTGTTACATACCTAATAGAGATGTGCCTGACATGGATATGGAATTAATGCTAGAAGCAATTAGTAAGTTTCCTAAACGCACAATGATACGTATAATAGGAGCAGAGCCTACTATGCGTAGTGATCTCGGCGAGATGATATCGCGTATTAAAAAAACAGGAAACCGTTGTACATTGCTTACAAACGGTCTAAGACTAGCAAGAGAAAGTTATGTACAACATCTAAAACATAGCGGCCTTAGACATTGCTATGTTAGTATGAATGGTGCTGATAACGATGACTACTATGAACAAATAGACGAATTAAGATGTGCAAGAAAAAAAGTTGCGGCTTTACAGAACTTAGTTAATAATAAGTTTATTATCGATACTGGTACTATTATTGTTAAAGGAATAAACGACGATGTTGTAGAGCGTATGTTATCTTTGTATAAACGCACCGGAGTTGAAAATGTTGTATGTAGAATTAAAAATGTTGGAGATTTAGGTCGCAGTATGGCAGATCAAGATAATTATACCTTAGAAGAACTTGTTACACTAGTATCGCAACAAACAGGCCTAAGTGAAGATTACATTTATCATTGGCGTAACACACCGATATATCAAAATGACCAACCTGAAATAGATAGTTTTATGTTTCCAATGAATCCCGAAAGTAAAAATAAGTTTATGCACAAAAGTGGTGTATGGTTTAAGATTGCTAATTGGAAAGGCGAACCTGGTCAAAGTGTTCCGTTGCGTAATAATACACGTAGAGGAAGACTAACTCCGGACTTTAAAGTTGCACCGTTCTTTGAACATGTTAAATTAAATGAAGGAGGGTATTAGTGTATATCTTAGAATTACCTAATTTTAATTTTCCAAAAAGAGAATTGTTTGAGTATCAAAATAATCACCGAGGCTATAAAGAAAATATTCATTTTAAAAAAGGTCATAACTTAGATACTGCAAAAACTTGTAAATTTTTTGATTTAACTAATATTGATAATCCTGTTGTAAAACAAGTATTGGATACTGCTGGAGCAGTTGACGGAAAATTTACTAAGGTGCTCGCTGGTGGTGTAATGCCTGCTCATATAGATCCTCAAAGAACTGCTGTCCTTATGTTACCTTTGACAGACAACCCTAGTCCTATTGTATTTTATGAGGATGACAAGGAAATTTTTAAACATGTATATACTATGCCCACAATAATTAACGCAAAAATTAAACATGGTGTACCTGAAGTAAAAACAGATAGAATTTTTTTACAAATAAATTTCTTTGAACCTTGGGAAAATGTTTTAAAATTAATGAGTATTTTTCAAAAGTAATATTAGTGTAGATTTACCCAAGAACTACCGTCGTATACTTGAAGTTTAGTATCTGTAGTATTAAATACTACCATTCCTGCGGCTGCTGTCAGCGCATCTCTAACTGTAGTAGTTATTGGTTTGTATAAGACTGCGCCACCTACTTCTAGTTTTGCATCTCCAGGCGCATTACTTATTTCTCCTGCCATGCTTATCTGAACTGTACCAGTTTTGTAAAGTTTCATATAATTGTTATAGTCAGGGGTGCCGCCAGGCTGTGGAATAATTGTCAGTTGATCGTTAGTAACACTCACAGAAGTAATTGTTACAGGTAGGGCAGTACCAACTTTGTAACCAAATATAAGTCTACCTACAGGTGTAGTATCTCCTATTGCAGAATCTGAATTTCTTTGCATTATAAGTCTTGACGGTTCATCTGGTGTTTCAAAACTAATACCACCAGCGGCGTCAGTCGGAGCAATAACTGGTACAGTAAGTTGTTCTGCAGTTAATTGATTATTAACACCATCTACTAAAGTAGTTGAATCATCACCAAAAACACTTCCAGTTAACTCTCCGTCAAGGGTTCCAGTAACATTTCCAGTTAAGTTACCAGTAACGTCACCTGTTAGATTACCTGTAATAATACCAGTTCCTGCATTTACAATTATTTGACTGTCATCACCGATTACATCTGCTTGTATACTGTCTGCAGTCATATTCCCTGTAACAGTTAATTCATTGAAGAAACCGCCAGCATATCGAACTGCACTTGAGCCTATAGTGTAAGCATCTGCAGCATCAGCTATTAAATTACCTGATAATACACCTCCAATAGAAAGTACATCGCCACCAGCACCGTCGCCTAAGTTGATATTCCCTGTAGCTGTAATTGTACCGGTAATGTTTATGTTACCTGTACCTGTTATATTATTGCCGTTTAGGTCTAAATCACCTCCTAATTGTGGTGATCCATCATCTACAATATCGTTTTGTCCGCTAACAATGTTACCACCTGTAGTGGTTCCATCACCAACGTATACCTTTTTGGTATCGGTTGTGTATACTAGTTCACCTGCTTCTGGTGTAATCGCAGTTCTTTCTGCGTTTGTACCTCTTCTTAGTCTTAGGGCCATATTAAACTCCTGGAATATCTATATGTATTTATACAAATTCTCAAACAAATTACTTTCTTCTTTTCATAAAATGTCTTGTTCGGCCTTGAATATCTGCCTTTACCCGTGCTGTATCAAGCCTAAAATCCACGTTATCTATACTGTCCTGATAATTACTAAACAATTCTTCTAATGATTTTTCTATATCTTTAGCATCTTTTTTTTGTCTAGTTTTAGCAACATCTATATCCCAGACTTTACCGTCTGTAAAAAATACACGAACGCTGTGTAGATATTTAACAGGTACAACTTTAATATCTACATCTTGAAATACTTCAGGCCAATGATCTATAATGTCCTGAGGAAGTTTTTTGTTTTTTGCCTTAGGCACTTTCTGCAACAGACTTTTTCTTCTTAGTCGGAACAAGTTCTTCAGCTTGCTCACGTAGTCTCTTTGCTTCTTTAAACATTGTATCTGCTTGCGAACGATATTGTGCTGCTAAAGTTGCATCATCAATAACTGCTTCATTTGTTGGAGCTGTATCTTCTGCTACAGGCATGTCACTAACAGTTGCCATATCTTTTACTTCAGTAGACTGACCTGCATCTAGTGTTGCTAAATCTTCAACTGCTACACCTTTTTGTTCAGCAATCATTCTATTTAATTCATCTAATTGAATTACTGTGCTACGATCTGGAGTCATTTCTACTAGCTCAGTTGCAACTTTTTGCATTTTGCCTGTTACATGAAATCCAGCTAACATAATTCTACCATCTGGCAGTCTAGTTCTAGCCATTGCATTTGCAAAAACATCTTCGTTTTGGCCAGCGTCGCTTTCGATAAGTTTCATCAAAGAATCGTGTTCTTCTGCCATTAGGTTTTCTGTAGTAACTACTACACAATTTTCAGGCTCACCGGGAACAGTTCTGTATGCTACAATAACTTTCCTTTGGTTAGTCTTAATACGTCCTACATGTTTATACATCATTTTTCTCCTTCAGTAGCACTATTTGTTGCTTGTTGCTGTTGTGCCACTGCTGCTAGGAATGTTTCTAGCTTTGTGTAAGTTGTACCAACTGTAGTCATTTCATTGGGCTTAAAAGCACCACGTTGACTTGCTACGTCGATAATTTGTTTGATATTACCCAAATCTTGAACTGTAAGTTCGACTGGGGCTTCATTAGCCGGAGCAGGTTGCGCGGTAGCTTCAGCTGGTTTCTTTTCTTCTGTCATAGTTAGTTAACTCCTTATACTATTAATTATTCGAAAATATTTACTTGTATTTCAAAAGTGGACACGCCAAAGTGAAATATGATAGTTCTTTTGGTTCTTCAAAACCTACTTTTAACACAGTTGTAAACGTATTATCACCTTGTTTATCAATACCAAGAGACTTTCCAACATAATATCTTCCTTTTAGATTTTCTGCAATCCATTTCGAAATACTATCTTGAAGATTGTAGGTCAAAGGAAGTTTTATATATTCAAAATGAATTGGTGCAACATTAGATTGTCTACACTTGAAAACTTCAAGTCTATTAGGTTGATTTGTTTTAAGCAGCGTTTTTGTCATAATGTACAGTAGTGCCAAATGGCGCCTGTAAGTCCTTATTTTGATTAGAATGAATTACAAATACTGTATCGCAGTAGTCTTCATCTCCCCAACTACCCCAAGGATAGCCATCAGTAAACATAATGAACTTTTTAGGTACAAAATCTGTATCCTTCATGTAATTCCAATTACAATCGAATTCTGTACCTCCACCTCCAAAGATTTCGTAATCTGTAAGGTCTTCACCATTTTCTGCACTAAAGTCTTGTTCGTTATATACCTTAGTGTCAAAGCACCATAACTTTATATTATAGTCTTTATATTCTTCCATGATACCTTTTACTTCACTTAAAAAGTCTTTTGCTTGGTCATTTCCAATAGATCCACTCATGTCAATTGCAACAGCAACATCAATTGTAGTATCAAAATTCATTCCGGGTAGTACTGCACCGGTGTGCCAACCTTTACGTGAAGGGCGGCTAAATGTATAATCGTTTCTAATTGTGGATTGTATCTGCTGACGTAATATTTCACGCCAATTCATTTTAGGTTCAGTAAGATCTTTAATCATACGTGCAATCTCACCTGGAATATTCCCAGCGCCTGCAGCTTGTGCAGCACTCATCATACTTTCTTTAATTTCTTCTTTGATCTTACGCATTTCTTCTTTAGAATATTTAGGTGGTCCTTTTTTACCTTTGCCTGGATTGTCTGCAGGATTACCTTCACCGTCCCAATCAACATGTTCGTCTAGCATTTCGCCTAGTTGTTTTACAAACTCTTCACCATTCTTTTCTGCTTCTTTGAACAGTTCATCGTATACTTCTTCAGAAGTCCAACCATCATATTTAAAATCTTGATAACATTGTACTAGCTTAGGATTATCACCAATACGGTCACGTACTAACAAATTATTTACAATATAATCTGCAGCAATATTATATAAAACCGGATTACGATCTCCTCTACGTGTTAAGTGATCAAATACGCAATGTAAAATTTCATGTGCAATAACAAACTCAATTTCTTTATTAGTCATTGCGTTAAAAAACTGTGTGTTAAAATACAAATGACGTCCGTCTGTTGCGGCTGTAGGACACCAGTCGTCACATGCTTCTATCTTAAGACGTGTTGCCATATTACCGAAAAACGGATGTCTAAGGAGCAAACCTACTCTAGCAACAATAACATTGTCTAACACCTTTTTACGCATTTCTGTTAGTTCTGCAGGTGTAATATCTGGATTGGGTACAAACCCTTTAGTATCTATTGTCATGCCATTGCTCCTTTATTTTACTTATTATAGCGTAATTACTATAAGAAGTCAAGATAAATTGGACGGTTTGTTTAGGAGACCGTCCAAACTCCTTGTATTATGCCTCTTGTGCTTTGGTAATATACTTACCAAAACGTTCATGAAACTCATCGAAACATTCAACTTCATCTGGATCAATTGGTAGAGCATACTGAGTGAGGGCTAACTTGATACCCATAACAACCAATTCAGTTTCGAAATTGTCCATCATAAAACGTAAGAAGTTATTAACTTTATCGTCAAACTTCTTATCGCCTTTGTCGGACGATTCTTTAAGTTCATAACAGAGCGAGACCGTCAAGGAATACATGGCACTGATTTCTTTGGTCTTAAGCTCTTTAACCTTTCCTGATAAAATATCAGTTGGGTTAGGCATTGAAGCTGCAACCTTTCGGTGTGCAACAAACTTGATGCCTAGGCCTTCGCCTACTGCACCTGATACAAGATCAGTTGTAGTTTCTTCATCAAGTTCATCTTCTAACAATTCACTTACAAAAGACCAACTACGTGGTGTTGCAAATGAACGGCTTGGAGATTTAGGATCAAAATCATAAAGGTCTTTTTTGCTAAAAGTCAAATAACCTACAACATCATTGTGTACATTATTATTTACTGCCCAAGTAAACCAATCGTCGAAGTCGACAGCAAGTTCAATGTGGACAAATCTATTAGCAAGCGGAGCAGGCATTCTGTATGTAACACCTTTGTCTGCTTCGCGGTTACCAGCGGCAACAATCAAAACGTTGTCTGGTAATACGTATTGACCAACCTTACGATTAAGAATTAGTTGGTATGCGGCTGCCTGTACTGCTGGAGCCGCAGAATTCATTTCATCCAAAAACAGTACTATGAAATCATATTTCTTAGCCATTTCTGCTGTGGGTAGTTCTTGTGGTGGTGCCCATGCCATAACATTGTCATTTGCGGCATAGTATGGGATACCTTTAATATCTGTAGGTTCCCATAATGACAAACGGATGTCAATTAATTTGGATTTAGGTAGTTCATTAGTTACTTGTCCAACAATATCAGACTTACCAATACCTGGAGGTCCCCACATAAAAATTGGACGTTTTTTCTTAAAAGCATGCCTAATACTTTTCTTTGCTCTATTAGGGCTTACGGTGCGTACTGCGACGTTTTCCATTTTGTATTCCTCTTCTTGTGTTAACAGTGCCATATCTAATTTCTTAGTATGTATATACTATAGCACCAAAGAGTCTAACAGTCAACCTGTTTTTTGCCAAAATCTAATCTTTTTGTCTTTTCATTGCTTTTATTAAGCCGTATTTTCTAACATCGCCACTAAAAAGATGCAATTCCATTGCCTTCTTTTCATTAGTAACAACTATTCCCTGCTTATCAAAATAGTAAGGACAGTCAATAAACTGGTCCATCCATATTATAACGTTAGTTGTAAACTCAAAGTCTTTAGGATAAGGAACTTTATACATTTGTAAATCTAGTTCTTCGGTTACAAAATTGTATCCAGCTTCAGTAAGGCGCAATCCACCTGTATCTTTTGCTCTTGTATTTTGCCACCATAATGGCATTACTTCCGCTATACTTGCCTCGTGTACAGCCTTGCCTGAATTTTTTAAAAAAATCTTAGTATAGGTTTCTTTCCAGTTCATTAGTCTATCAATTGAACTGTTTCACCTGCAGAAAGTTTAACAACTGTAAATTCATTGCAGTTAAATAGGTCATTTAGTTTCTTTGCCAAATTAATTGCATGTCCTGGATTGCTAAAAGAAACTTTTTTGTATTTAGGACCAGGATAATTGCTTAAACTATGTGAGGATTTTAGATTGAATGGTTTGTTGTTATAAAATACAGCCCATATAGCTTCAGCATCTAATATCTGTTCACTTTTATAGGTTTTTTTGTCTATAAATTCTAACAACACTTTTGGTTTAGGTCTACTCATATACGTTGTCCTTTAATTAACTACGTATATATTTATCTAATTTTACCAAGTATTTCCGCCGTCGAGCCTTACTTCAATTGTTTCTTCTTCGGCATTGTTCTGCTTAACAAGCAATGCTTCTAGGTCACCATTCATCCTAGTCATAACTTCCCCTAATGTAAAGGCAAGCCGTTTTGCTTGTTGTATATCAAGTGTAACATCTTTAGATCTACTAGCATCTGCACTTTTTACCTGGCTAATAAATTGTTGTATAGCTACAGTATTAAGAGGTTCATTTGGCATTAGCTTTACTCAATTCTGTTCTCATTTCTAAAGAAGTTTTAAAAGGACCTTTGTAGTCATAACGTTCGATAGTAATTGCTTTAGGACAAAAACTTTTAACCCAACCTTTATCAAATTTAATAATATAAAAGCCTGCACAATATAAACTTTTTGACTTTGAGCTTTTAGTAAATAATGGAAGTTTTTGTTTTACGTCATATAAAGGATTGTGTGGTGTACAACTTGTAGGAAAGCCATGTACTTCATCAAGTGTTACTTCAGTAATATCTAAAGAACTCCAACTTAGTTTACCTAAATCTCTTTCAAGTTCTACTTTACTATTTACAAATCTTGATCCATTGACATCGGTAACCATATACTTTTCATCTGAATATGCTAAAGTAGCAACCTTGTTGCCTTGATTTTCTATAATCCAAAACTTACCGTCAATTATTTCTTTTGCATTTATTGTCATATTGTATACCTCGCTTGTAATGGCTCAGCATAACTCTGAGCTTGTTCACTTACTCTTTGAAGATCCCATAAGGCACAAAACTTCATTAAGCGTAAGCCAACTTGTGTTATTTGTTTAGGTTTGCTATTCTCTGCAATAGTTGCATTAATTATCTCTCTAATCTCTGCAGGTTGTGCTGTTAAATCACATAATGTAACATTACGATTGTAATCGTCAAGTACTCTATGCTCTTCACCATTATGATCTACCCAGCGTTGCAACATCATATTGTTCCAATTGAAGCCTTTGTTGTCTTTATCTGCAAATGCTTCAACAAGACCAACTTTGTTTTTTGTGCCTTTAACACGTACACCTGGATACGCAGAGAACACATTATCACTTTTGTCACCACGCATACATTTTTCAAACAACATAAATTCAGGATTAGGTGCATCTTTAGCTAAGCCTGTTTTTTTGTTAATTACATGATTACCTTTCTTATCAAAGTAACCTTCATGTGTAATTGTAGTTTCAGTAATACCATTATACTGTTTACAGTTAGGAGCAATAAGTTGTGCAAAGTCACCATCAGTGCTAATAATAACATGATTATCATTAGGATGTGCTTGTACCCAACCTGCAATAAGATCATCAGCTTCTAATTGTTGGTTTTGTAGTACTGTACAGTTTGTCTTATTACCTACAAAGTCTTTAAATGTATCAAAGGCTTCCCAAAACAACTTATCTTCTTGTTCTTCTTTTTCTGTAAGAGCTGCACGAGCATCGCTTCTATTGCGTTTGTAAGGCTCATAAAAGTCCTTACGCCAACTGCGACCTTCTAAGCAGAATACAACATGATCAGCATCAAAGTCTTGCCATGCCTTTCGTACGCCTGCTAGAGTAATGTGAAATGCCATGCCGACTTTTGTATCTAAGTCGCCTCTAATAACGTGTCTAGCACGAAAAAATGTATTTGCTGTATCTACTAGTACATAAGTTGCCATTAGTTTGCCTTTGTGTAAATTATAGTACTATTATAACACCAGATCTGGCTTGTGTCAACCATTAAGATACTTCACTCTTATCGTCGCTTAGTGGTTTTACGTTTATATATCCTGCACCACGATCGGTATCCATACCTTCTTCTGATAACATGTTATATACAATATCCTTAAACCATCGATCTACAATCTCTTCTTCAGGATCTTGTTCGGTTCCATATCCGTTTTGAATTAATTCTTGGATAAAATATTTGTTCCAATCAAGTTCAAAGAACCCGTTTCGAATATTATCTTCGTTAACTTTCATATCAAGCACATTTACCCAAGATTGTTTCTTGCGTGTATGATATTCTTTAGGATTCTTTCTTCTTAGCAGTTCAAGTTTTTCTTCTTCGACTTTTACCTTTTCTGCTTCTATTTTATCTAAGCCTGTTAGTTTCTTTAACCATTGTTTCATATCAGTCCTTTTTCTGTTAGTTCATTATCTAAGTTTTTATTTATTGGGTCTTTCATATTAATCCTTTCCTATATAAATAGATTCTTTACTAATATGATTGTTTACGAACCAGTCAAACGAAAAACTTATTCGTGTATCGTGGGTATTATTAGGTCTTACTTTATGTTCCATCCATCCTGGAAACAAAATAATGCCACCTTCCTGAGGTGTAATATCTAAGTTTATTTGATACTTATCACCTATAGGAAACATGCCTCCACGCATTTGTACTCCGGGTTGCCTTAAACTAATTTGGCCATTATCCTCTTTACCTGTACATTTATAATAGTATGTGCCTGATATAAAAGCATCACCGTGACTATGCCATTCTTGAGCTTCGTCATTGTCATAAATGTTTATCCAGCTTCTTGCTAATTCCATTCTTGCATCTTGTCTAAAAAATGCTTGTGTTTCTTTGAAATAATTATATGTATGCGTCTTTATATATCTACCCAAGTTAGATAAATTATGATCTGTAATAGTATTCAAAAATAAATGCACGTTAGTTTTTAACTTTGCTTCTCTATCAGCAGGCAATCCGACTCCTTGTTCTATTATGTTGGGTAGTGCAGCTTTTATTTCGTGTTGGACTACGAAACTTTCTTCAAGTTTAGGTTGATATATATAAACTGGAACAGGAAAAACTTCTAATATCATAGTCCTGCATCTCTTACTAGTTTATTCCACCACCCCATTTTAGTACTCCACTTTTTGTTGTAGATACTGTATTTCAATATTCTTTGCACCAGTATCTTCATCATAGGTATCGTGCAGTCTATACGATACTCCATGTTTATATAACTTAACATTTAGTTTGTTTATACTATCTACATACAAACGTAACTCTTTAACTATATCTGCTACTTTAGGATCTTTCATTACCATCCTGCCTTTCTAATCCTATCTTGATCAATAGGTGCCTTCATTGCTTTATCTAACTGTTCGTTAGTTTCTTTTTTTATATCGTATAGTGCATCCATATCTCTACTATGTTCCCCAGGCATTTCCGAATAGGCTGATATGGAGTCTGGGGGTAAATCGCCATCCTTCTGCCATACATGCTTCGGCCACATCTTTAACGTTGAGAACGTATTCTTCACTGCGTCCACCCAACGGCATAAGATATACTGGACATTCCACCCCGGCACTTCTGTAAGCGTCCACAGCCTTTTTAACTTCATCAAAGTCACTTTGAGTAGCGACAACAAACTTAAAATACATGTCGCTATCAGTAACAGTATTATACTCACTAGCCACATCAGGCTTAATAGCAGTATCCCAAGGTTCTCCGCTAACGCTAAGTTTTGGGGAACAAGACCAAGTGACTTGGATTCTGTCCTGATCGTTGAGATAGTTAAAAAGATCTTCGTGTAAATGTTGTGTAGTATTTGTTTCAAAAGTAATATTCCTCAAGTCTTTCATACGTGGATGTTCGAATAACTCTACGTACAGTCGTTGCCACGCCAACAACGGTTCGCCACCTGTCATAATCAAATGAACGTCTTGACCATTATCTTGTACCCATTTACCATTAGGTGTAAGAGATAGTAAATGTTCAACTACTTCGTCAACAGTTGCCTGCTTATTAAACTTTTTAAACTCAGGATAGATACTTGCATATGTATCGCAACCTGTATGTATAATAGGCAAGTCGTTAAACTCTTTTGTAGTTTCATGTACGCCAGCGTCAAGTAATGCCTGTACTTCAGCATTATGAATAATACCTTGCTTTTGTTTTTCGTCACGCATGGGTTCATTTTGTAAACCAAAGTTCATACAACGAAAGTTACAACCGAAGGTACGTAGAAATACACTAGGTACTCCTACAAACTTGCCTTCACCTTGTACACTATAAAATGCTTCTGAATATCTTAGTTTCATATTTATATCCTATCTATCACAAGCATATGACTGTTGCAACTTAATATTGTCCATGAACTCTTTCTTAGTAGCTGCATCGTCTTTGAATGCACCTTTGAGTACAGTTGTTTGTGTAAGACTACTATGTGCCTTTACACCTCTGTTTTCAACACAACCGTGTGTTGCTTGTACATACACACCTAAGTGTTCTGCACCTGTTGCTTTTTGTATTTCACGAGTGATATCATTTGCAAGTTCTTCTTGTAATGTACCACGTTCAGCACACCATTGTGCAATACGTGTATACTTAGATAATCCAATTAGTTTGTCTGCGGCAATGATGCCAATGTATGCTACGCCTCTTACAATCTGATGGTGATGTGAACACATACTTGTTAGTTCTGAACGCACTACTAACATACCTTCATAACGTGAAGCACTGTCATTTGGAAATGCTGTCGCACTTGGAATTGGATCATAACGTCCTGCCATCAGTTCGTTGATATACATCTTTGCAAGACGTTTACCAGTTCCCATACTGTTAGGATCATTATGCCTATCAATTAGAAGTTTGTCTAATACATTTTCAAAAGCACTTGCAGCTTCTTCAATCAGTTCTTCTTTGTCGCCATCTTCTAAGACGCCTGAAATGTTATCGCCTGCCCAATAACGAATGTTCGCTTCCTCTAAGCGGGCTTTTATCTGTTCACTTTTACTCATTTATTTCTCCGATGTTTAGGCAGTGGATTGCCGTTAATAATACAATGCACAATATAAGTTATATTATACATTGTATTTAGGTTTTTGTCAACCATTAAAAGTATTTTTCTAACATTTCTAAACGATCATGAGCTGTAGCCATAGCATCTAACTCTTTTTGGATTGTTTCGATAATGTCAGAGTGTTCCCCAATGCCTACAACTGTTTGCATGTATACATCAACGTTTGTTTTGTGCAACTGTATTTCTGCTTCAGCATGTTGCTTTGCTGCTTTTATTAATTGATCCTTCACCATAAATCTCCTTTCGGTAGTTACCTTTTTCAGGTATCACATGACGAATGCCGCCACGTGGATCTTCCATATCACCTTTTCTCCTAGGAATGAGATGGATATGCGGATAATCTACAGTTTGTCCTGCAGCTTCTCCTACATTCTGTCCTATATTGAACGCATCACAATATCCGCGATCAACCCAATCGTAGCCCCACTTATATGCGGCTTCGAAACATTTACTCAAATCCTGCCATGTTTGTTCTTTGGGTACAAAAAGGAGATGTCCTTCTGTAACAGGATAACCGTCTTTGTAGACTGTAAAGTCTTTTGTATCTATCAGTACATCAGTCCATGGCTTATGTGGTTTCATAAAATTCTTCCTCAATATATCTTTTTAATTCATGATCGCCTACATTCTCAGGTACTTCATTTTTATAAAAAAGTCTATAACTGTCACTACCGTACTTACCAATACCGTATAATTGTGTAGCATCTTCACCATCCCAATCTCGAAACTGTTCGCTCATTCTATAAAGTCGTTCTGCTCTAACATGTTTCATGCCTAAAGGTTCAATTACTTCTTCTATTTCTCTACGTGTTGCATGTACTAAACTATCGTGAGTACTCCACTTAGCAAAAAATTTAGGTAATACTGCTTTGACTTGTTTACGATTGGTCAGATTTAAACAAATAACACCAACCATATGTTGCCATATGTTTGCTACTTGTTGTTGTACCATTAGATCATCACGCATCTTTTTCCCTTATATGTTTATAATCTATATATTGTGAACACCATTCATAAAAAGCACGATCGTTATCTGGCCAACATTCTGCAAAAATTTTATCTTTACGATGTTCTTTAAATAGTTTTCTAACTTGGTTTTCAGTAAGCTCATTCATAAGTTGCTACATTCTCCCAAGGATATACTAACCAAACATCTTCTTCTGCTTTGTTGATTTCGTGACAAGTATAACTAACTTTATCAAACTCACTTGCTAGGTTTTCTGTAAGTGTAGCAAAACGAACATTGTTACCCCAAACCTTTTCCCATTCAGGACTATTTGGTAAACAACCTGCAGGCCAGTCTTGCTTAATCCAATTAAATGTAGCACCAGTATCGTTAATGTCATCTACAATAAGAATCTTTTTGCCTTCTTGTCCATGACCCTGTTGATGATATCCAAATGCATCTTCTGCCATCCAACAGTTGCTTTCACTTTCACTATCGTCATCACGCAGACTTACTTTAATTGCTTCGCAACGTATGCCAGTCATGTTACTAATAATAGTAGCAGGCACATTACCACCACGGGTAATACCTACAATGTAATCAGGACGCCAATTATCCTTGTACATTTGATTTACAATACTAACGCACATACGTTCTACGTCACTCCAACTGTAATAATGTTTTTTAATCATTTATTTTCTCTTTCAATTTAGGGTGAACTGTTCGGTCATTATATATGTCTCCTGCTAGTGCTTGTATTTGTTCTACAAGTATAGTAACTTCTTGCACATCATAAGGCTTGCCTTTTGCTTTTTTGTACTTTTCTCTGTGTGCTTTTATTGCCAATGTATGCATTGCACTTACTTTATCCATTAGTTGTTGTATTGTATGTTGCACTATATCTCCTATTTGTATGATAATAATCCATGTTTAAGAATATAATTTTTTACTTCATTTGCAAAATATGTTTGTCCTTCTAAACCAATATGTAGTTTTGGCATTAGATCAAACTTGTCTTTTAACATTTCATAATAATTAGACTCCATATTATGATAGGTTCTTAAATCCATTGTTTTTTCAAATAGCCATTTGTTATGCGGAACATTTTCTCTTCTCCATTTATGTACATCAAATATAGAAGACACAAAAAAATAAGGCACCTTGTGATCTTCAAGGAAGGTTTTAAGATAGTAAACTTCTTGCAAAAATCTTAGTTGCTGTTGTTCCCAGTCACCCCAATCTGTAAGTAACAAGCTCTTATACATATTATAATGCTCTTTTGTAAGTCTTTTATCTGCGATACTTGCATTACCAATTACTCCAGGAGTTAAAATAGCTCTTTGATATGGTTTGCAAGTTTCATATGCAGGATGTTTAATATACATTCTGTCTGTACCGGTAAATCCTACTATAACAAATAGGTCTTTGTTTAGATTGTTTAGTACATATTCTACTGTTCTTTGTATAATATAAGGGTTTGAATTTCCAGGTGCTGATTCGTTTACTATATTTTTTGCACCTAATAATTTTGCTACTTGATTAGGCCAAGACTTGTCATAAACAATGCCACGACCGTCGTCGTTATGTAATTCTGCTCCAGAACAATGACTACATCCGTTTATATAAAAATTCTTATTTTTCACTATTATATTTCTCATTTAAATAAGTTTCGTTATGCACCCAACGGTATCCTGCTTCTGTCCAATTATTTGCAGTAGCATGTACAAAGCGAACAAAGCCCCATTCTTTTTTCTTACGACCCATAAAGAATAAACTTGTACACGGTATCTCGTTACCGTTGTCGTCTTTGGCAAGTTCTAACCAATGTAAATCTTCTGCTTTCCTAAACCTTATGTGTCCAGGACCACGCCATTCTTTTGTAGCACCAACAACATTACCTTCACGCGAAATAATAGGAATATGTTCCCAGTAACCACCTTTGATAATAAATGCACCCCAGTTCCAAGGATGATCATGCAGTGTAGGTTCGTCACTAACAAGAACCTTGTGTAACGTAATGTTAAAAGGAAAGTTCTTGCGTTCTTTTAGAAATAGATAGTAACGGATAAGATACGGAATCTTACCTGTTCTATCTGTGATAACTCTACGTCGACCTAATAGGTCCATCATTTTAGAAAGGAAGTTTATCATCGTCTTCAAAGTTTCCTTTATAATCTTGATCCACCATTCTGTAAATAGAGTAAAAGTTTTCCCATGCTTTTTTTAATGCAGGATATTCTTCGCACATTTTTATTACCCGGTCAGGATCTATTTTATTTCCAAAATCCCAACTTAAATCAGCTGTATCAATTGTTGCAACTGTATCAGATATATTAAAAGTATATTCACTACCTGTATCATTAGTATATGATGTATCTATTGTAATAGTTTCTGCTAAATCAAAACTAAGTTGTTCTTCGTCACCCATTGGATATCTCCTTATAAAGTTCCTTGCCACTAAAAAACTCTTTGTTAAGTTTAGTAACTTGCTTATTAATACTCGGTAGTAGATCATCATAGTTTTCCATATAGTTTACAATTTGTGCTACTACTTTATCTCTGTTGTGTAAATATGCATCAAAGTTTTCGGTCCATTCACTTGGATATTTAAACTCAGGCAACGCCATTTCACTGTAGCTGAGTCTATCAGGAACCATAGGAATAGCATTTACTAGAGCACCTTCATACCAACTAATGCCAAGTGTTTCTTGTAGGTTAGCACTAAACACTAGTTTAGCTTCGCCTAGCAAATTATGATATTCATTTTTGCTTAATTCTTGTTCTTGGCACACAACAAATTCATATTGTGGTAAACGTTCTTTTAGATCTCTAAAAATATCTACTTGTTTTTCAGGAGCAACACGATGCGGAAAAAGTATAATATCTTTTTTATCCATTTGTGCATATGAATGTAGACTATCCTTTAGATACTCCATAGGCCAACCTACACGTTTAATTTTGTCCCATTCTAAAGAATAGTCATAATCCATTTCACCTGTAAACATATCAATATGAAACTTACTTGCAAAGAAGTTGTCATCATAACATTCAAACATTGACATTTCAGCATGTCTTACCCAAGGTTTATCACCGATTAGTCTGCCCAAGAAATCTTGTGGGTCATAACTACCAGCATGCCAGAGGCCACCAATGCTAACATCAACACCAAGTAACTCTGCCATGTAGCGTAGTTGTATAACTGTAGGATTCCAGGCATCGGTATAGAGAAAATAGTCACCATCCTCCACTTTCCCTTTACAGAAAAGTTCACCGATTTGGGCAAGTTGATTAGATTTGTAAACATTTGTACCTCCAAAGTTAAGGAAAGCCCCGGGCGTAGTTGCCTGAGGTGTTTCCCCGCCACTTATAACAGTAACGTTCTCGTTTGTTGATAGTTGCAGTTGCTTAGGAAGATACTCTTTCCATTGCTTAGTATACCTAGTGTCAACTGCTTCAATGTCTACAATATAAATCAACTTCTGTTCCTCCGACGTTTTCGGTCTTTATATTTCTGCCAGGAAAGATAACCTTCCCATACTCTGTCGCCTTTCTTGTAAAGGCTTTTTTCGTTAAAAGGTTTAGCTTCAAACCTACAGTAGTCTCGAAAAGATTCGAGGTCATTAAATACTTTATTATACGCTGCTCGATTGAATTCGATAGCCATTTTAGTAATTCCTTCTTACACATTCTTTGGATAATAGATTGTACAGCCGTTTTCATTATCTTCAGCTACGCTGATTTCTACAAATCGGCCTGGGTATTTTGTAGAAATTTCTTGATACAAGTCATCTGCAATCATTTCACAGCTCTTGTGGTTAAGTTCTAGTACACCTTCAACGTCATAGAGTCTTTGCATCCAGCGTTTAAACTGAATAAATTCAATGTCGCGATCGTTGTGGAATACTTGGATACGAACTTTAAAGTGGAAAATATGACGATGTGGAATACCAAGGAATGATACGTCATCCCAATCGCCAGTTGCTAGTTTAGGATCTGTGTCGGCACCTGGGTACATATGTACACCTTCTTTATTAAAGGTTACCCAAATACTTCGTTCTGCTTTATTCATTGCATTTTCTTTAGCCATTTTAGCATCTTCCTCTCTAGATCTACGAATCATATAATCGTAATATCTTTCATTTGTTGCATTCATTATACTATCACTTTATCACTTTGTCAAGGCCGTATTTTGTCCAATCTGTAAATTTCTCTCTATCTAACAGATCATGTAAACTATGACACCATACGCCGGGGTTAGATGCCTTAAAGTCTTTATCATCAATCTTCAACATAGTGTTGTAGTTCCACTGTTTCACGTAAGGCAACGGAACGCGAAGTTGTGGGATAAAGTTGTCGTATTCGATTAATGGTGATTCTAAAAATGCTTCTGCAAGCGAAATAGGAATATCTAAACTACACAGTTTACCTGCTGTTAAAAACGCTTTGATCATATTATCCCAAGGTGTCCATTCGTCGGCATCTTCAGGAAAGTTTGCACCAGGATTAAAACTGTGATTAGCACCAAAGAAGATATGTTCGCATTGTTCTTCATCGTAATGCTTTTGAATAACATCACAAGGTTGAACACCTGTAACAAATAGTGTCTTCATTCCGAACGCAGGAGTTTTTTCAACTTCTACACCTGTGAAGTATACGATATCTTCTTTTGCACTGTTTGCGTAATCACGTTTCATTTTCTAACCTATGTATTTCATCTTTGATCCAAAGTTTTTGAGTTTTCAATCTGTTTATTAAATGATCATCCATAAACTTATTATACATTATTTTTATCTCGTCGTCAAGTGCTCTATGCTTTTTATATAGGCTTTCAATATAAGTTTCAGTGGTCATTCAAATAATTCTCCGTACTTGGTTTGAGGATTGACAATACGTTTGCCAGTATTTCCTCTTGTACCTATGATAGTGTCCCAAAATCTACTAAATTCTTCAATTACCGCATTCGCTTCGTCTCTGCTTGATGTTGCAAATATTGCTTCCACAACATCTCTAAAAAATAACCTGTCAAAACGCTCTTCGACAAGCATTGCCGGAATGACGCCATTATCGTATTGTCTATTTGCTTCTTGTACTGCATTGATGTGGCTCCACACATTGTGACCCATCTGGATCGCATAACTAAAACTATCCCAACTAGTTGAATCTCGGTTTCGTATAACCTGGTTACCGTTATCATCTAGTATAGGATTACCATTTTTATCCCTATCAATATCACCTTTAAGTATTTTAGGTGTACCAATTAGATTCTTATCGCCTTCTGCATATATACAAACATCATTTACTTTGATATTTTTGGATAGCGGACTGTCTGTAAAGTTTTTAAAGATACCGTCTTGTAATACTGCATCTCTAAAGTTACGTGTATCAGTTGCAAACTTTAATTCGTCAATACTAGGGACCATTCTATACACCCATTTACTTCTGTCTTCAGTTTCGGTTTGTATATAGATTTGTCCGTTCGCTGTAGCAAGGAAAGGACTTGCACAATCAAACGTAATAGTAAAATTTTCGTTGTGATGTTTACGAACTGCTCTTTGTACATCGGTTAACAATGTAGCCCATTCTAGTTTGCTTGTACCAAGAAAGTGCATGAAGTCATGTTTACCTTTTTCAAGTAGTCCGTCGAATCTTAGTGCAACCAAACGTTTAAGTAAAAGGTGTACATCGCACATGTTCTGTCCACCCATTGACCAACCGTTGAAGTGATCAGTGTATACCTTAGGATCACAGTAGTCTTTCATCTGTTGATACCAATCTTCAGCATCTGCATGGTTTTCACCTTGGAGAACATTCAAAAACTTACAGTTGCCGTTACGGTTCTTCATAAAGTAATCGTTGTTGATACGAGTAGCATTAACAGCATCTTGATAATTGTCGATTCCTGTTGCTTTTGCACCAGCAGGTGAACGTGCTACCCAAGCCGGAATATCAAGTATCATACCATAGTCCATATAAGCATCCATCCACGCAAGAACTTGCTCACGCTTCTTTTGTGCTTTAGGACAATTAGGATCTTTCCAATCGCCTTCCCAAACACCTTTACCAATTTGGAACCCACCTGAGTCACCAAGTAACCAACTATTATTACGGTCTCTATTTCGGACCATATCTTCTTTAGCAGAGTCTTTATTGATGTCTAACTCAGCATGTCCTGCAGAGTAAAGTGTCCAATGGTAATTAAACAATCCTTCTTTTTTGTTTAACCAATTCATACTTTCCATACTTGGATAGGGAATACGTGCTGGATCTACATAATCTTCGGCACGTTGTTTTCCTATAAAAGTTGCATAGAAACCACTTAGTGCTGGAAGGAATACAGCATAATCTTTTTGTGCTTCTGTTAGGTCAGTGTTCATGTATTACTTACTTTGTGCTGGAAGAATGTAATTGTATGTTGCTAATCCACTGTCTACAGTAATTTGCATAGCACCTTGGTCACTTATACTCATTGTAATATCACCGCCAAGACTTAGAATTGCTTGTGTTTGTGCTACAGGCCATGCCCATGTATGTTGTAACGAACCTTCAATATTATGTTGGAATACAAATTCACCTGCGTGTGTACTTGCATCACCAAAACTAAACACTAGATCAGTTGCATCACCTGTTTTTACAGTCTTTACATTAAACGTAGGCTCCTCTGAATGTGCCGCACTTTGTAACTTCATACGTGCAATACTAGCAATGCTTGGACTAAATTTTACGTCCCAGTTAGCACCTTTAAACTTTACACTTTTTAGTTTCTCTTCGATGATCTGCTGATTCATAAATCGATAATCATTCTGGAAGTCACCTGTGCTATTCTCGAAGTGAATGTGTGTTGGAATAGTTTCACCGTTACGATCTGCTTTTACAACATCAATCTTAGCATCTTTTTGATACTCTGGATTTTTTAAGTGTAGTGCTAACTTATCTAAGTTAGGCATACCAAATGTGCCTTCAGCAACAGCGGCATTTGTATCTGCTGTTAAGATCACTGATCTATCTTCGGCCATTGATTCAATTGTAGTAGTATCTGCACCAGTTACTTTTACTAGATTAAGAAAACCCAGTGCATGTGTTTTTGCTACTACGTCTTGTAAGATATCTTTCATTTATATTCTCCTATGTTAAGTTTTATTATATTATCTTTGTCGGTGTTTGTCAAGTAGTTTTCTATACTATATTTAGGTTTAAAGCCTAAGGTCTTAATTTTTTCTGTATTAGCACATGTCCAATTGCGTTCATATGGTGTATTTAGGCGGACAGGAAGATCTGGAGCAAATTCTGATACCTTAAACGGATGCCCAGTTCCAATATCAATTGTTCCTGTATACTTGCTATCCATGCATAGTTGTATCGCTTCACATATATCTTCAATGTGTATGAAGTCTCTATAATGAGTTGTTGTATATTCTAATTCATTATCCATTAGTTTTTGTAAAAACATACCCTGTCTTGGTTTGTTAGAATATACTGTATGGAAACGCATACCAAGGGTGTTTGGATAACGCTCAGCAGCTTCTTCAACACAATACTTTGATGCCGCATATGGGTTCAAATCGGGCTCATAGACGCTACTAGAGCTTGCGTAAAGCACTCTTGTGTCAGGATAGCGGGCAAACAAGCGTTTACTTACTTCCACATTATTACGCCAGTATCCTGCTGGATCGTTAATACTTTCACGTACTCCGCTTTTGCCTGCTAAGTGTATAATTAAATCAAATTCTTCTTTAAGATCAATATCATATAAGTCTTGTCCGTCCTGTAAATCAAAACCAACTATACTATGTTCTTTTTTTAGCTTGTTTAATAGAGTACTTCCTATAAATCCTCTATGGCCTGTTAACATTATATGCATTTTAACTTACTCCATGTGTCTTTCCATCCGTCTACTTCAATGGCAAAACCTAGATCATTATCAATTATAACTTTCTTTAATGGATAATCGTTACCTGCTAGATCCATCCTATCTCCATAAAAATGTAATACATCATTAGGATCAAAGTCGTTTACTATTTGACTCTTGTCTGCACCTTTAGGAGAAATATCAATTCCAGTTTCGCCTCCTGGTCTAGCAATTAGTTCAGAGAATTCATTATTAAATAGTGTAGCAATATTATTCCGTTCTCCATTTTCAGTATCATACTTTACATATAACTTTCGTTCGCCTAATGTTGCATTACGTCCTACAACACTAAAGTTAATCATGCCAGGACGTTCTTCTATATGCAGTCCTGTACGTAAAGGAAATTTACTTTCCTTAAGTTTAGATTCTAACCACGATCTTTCAAATAAAGATAATTTCCATTCATCTGATCTAATATGTGTTTCGCCTTCCCAAACATCACTACCTGAACAGTTGTAAACACGTTTTGCAAGGCTATATATTTCTTCGCCTATCTGTTCTATAGTTTTTTCTTTGTCACTTCCTGTAACAAGATATACATCGTTTTCGGCACAAAAATTGCTAAAGAACACAGAAAAATCACTGTCAATTACTCGACGACTTGGCGTCAGTGTTCCGTCTACATCAAAAATAAATTTATTCATCACAAACTCTTTTACGTAAATCGCTTGAACTAAAACGATGCTCTCGTTTGTTGAAATAAAGATCTATATCTCGTTTGTTACAAATTGCTCTACCTGTGAACGTTTTGTCGCGATATTCTTCACCTAGTATACGCACATCAATAGGGTACATGCTAAGGATGTCTTCTAGATCTTCTTCATACTTGTATGGGATAATTTCATCTACATAACTAACTGCTTTTAATTGTGTATACCGTTCTACAATACTTTGCACTGGTCTGTTTTTTTCTGCTCGATCTACACTTGGATCAATTTGTAATCCGCATATTAGATAATCGCACTGTTCTTTTGCTTCACGCAACATAATAATATGTCCTGCGTGTAACAAATCAAACGTACTACAAGTAAATCCTACTTTCATACTAATCACCGAATTCGAACAAACTGCCAAATGTAGTGTGCTGTTTTGTATCCTCTAGTGGATAGTTAAGCACACCAATCAAGTTGTCTAGTTTGTTGTCAATAATAGTTTCTGCCATTGCCGCATCATCAAACGGAAGTTCTTTAAACCAATCCGGAATACGTAATTCATCTGTTGGATATGCAACACTTGTGTATCCTAATGGATTCTGTTTTAGTTTACAAACAATAACCTTCATACCATCTACAATCTCTTGCGAATACTTGTCGCCGTTCATACGCTTGAGTGTGTTCCAGTTGATACTTGCTCTTACGTGTCCAGGCATGTTTGCTTTGCCTTGCTTTTCTTCTAAACGCTGGTAGTGTCCAATTTTGTTTGCACGTTTTGGCGAACCTTTTTCCCAACCAGGACGTTCGCTAAACTCTTTTCGGAATTGTGTAATGCGTTCTAATATATCTGCTTGCGGAACATCAGTTAACACCATAAGCAATAGTTCACTTAAAAACTGTTGCATAAACACAGGCGTGTCTGATCTACGCAAGTCTAAGCCCATTGCTTTTACTTTGCCTGGCTTGCCATCTGTGTCACTTCTAAAACCTTCAACATCATACACAAGTGCTGCATAACGTTTCTTAGTAATATACAATCCGCTTTCTGCAACAATTTCTCTAGCCGCCGCAATAACATCTGAACGTGACTTAGGACAATGAAATGCATCTAACATAAACTTTGGAAATGTTTCATTTGCAGCTTCACATACTTGATCATATAGTGTAATAACATTGTCTTTATCCCAAGGTATTTGCCCTGAATCAATTTGTTCTTTAAGAACAGGGTATCCACTAAAATAACAAGAGTCTGTATCACCATATATCATTGCTTCGCCAACATGATCATATGTGCCTGTAATAACTTTGTTAACTTCTGCACTCATGTGTTTAACAATAGTACGACCTGTAAGTGTTGTTGATTGGCCAATACGTTTATCAAAGAATCTACAACCAGGATTAAGAATAGCACCATACAAACTATTCAAGTTAATCTTCTTAACCAACTGTCGTTTGTCCCAGTATTCAATCTCAGCATCGTTACCAGCATCTTTTGCTTTTTTCAACATCTTCTGCATATCTTTACGTTCAGCATACCAACGTTTAAGTAGTCCAGGAATAACACCTTCGTGTTCAGTGGTAAAAATTGTGCCATTTGAACTAAGCATCCACGGCATCTGGCTATCAAATATTGCTTGATACAACTCTGCTCCGCTCAAAACATCGCTTCGACCGTCTTCCCAGTCAACAGTTAATGCAATATCTTTGCGTCGGTCCATAACTGCTTCATATTCTTCAGTACTAAAGCGACCTTCCCAACTACCTGCAAAGCTCTTCTTCTTTAATCCCATATCTTCAGTGACCCGAGCTTCACTAATCTCTGGCCGAATTTGTCCTACAATAGTTGCAGGATCCATGTTCAACGCACGAATCACTGAAGGATACAGTGAATTCAAATCCATTGACCCAATCCATTTGTGCAAACCTTTTTTCGGAAACGCAACATAAGCACCAGCGGCTTGTGTATTCTCTGTGTCATCACGCTTGCGTCTATTAGGAACTTGTAATCCTCTATTGTGTGCTTCGTTAACAATACCTTGTTCAGTAACTGCTACTGCACCCATAGTGGTCTGTAGCATCACAGTATTCTCGTGAGCAACTGTGTTAGAAAGATCAATAAATCTTAGTTTTTTGTCCAGCTTGTCCAGTAGTGCGGTATCTTGTATGTTGTATTCGATGAACTTTCTAAAGTCATTGTTGTACAACTGGTCCAAAGTGCCTTCATAAGGGATTTTGTTTTCACCAACTTCGATTTCGCCAATGGCATCAAGTCTATATGTATGTCTTTCTTCATATGTGTATTTACGATATAATTCCAAACTATCTAAATGCACTCTGCCTATGAGGTCAAAGGTGACAGCTGATTTAACATACTTCTCATATTCTCGTTTTTTTGGAAGTTGACCCCATAGACAGAATCTACGTGTGTCGTCTTTGCTTAGTACACGACTTGTTCTATTTACAGTATAAGGAATATCATATCCTTCACTGTTCCAACCTGATAGTATATCAGCGTCTTCAATTAATGTTAAGAAAGTGTCAATCATATCACCTTCTTTTTCAAACAGCATCACATTTTCAATACCTTCAAGTTCTGCTTTTGCTTGCTCCATAGTCAGCGTCTTAGGCGGAACAGCCAAGCACACCATTGTTTCTAACCACTGTAGATATACAGATATGGATGTAATGGGCATAAACGGATCAGCAGGATCAGCAAAGCCACGCTCTGGATCAAAGTCAGTCTCAATATCAAAGAACGCAATGTTTAGTTTAGGAGCATCTTGATTGAGATAGTTTTCTGATAAGCATTGGAAGATAGGATTAATGTCACTTTCAAAAAGCTCTTTGTCACGATTGATTGCAACTTCTTTGCGAAAGTCTTTTGTGTTCTTGCATACAATACGTGTAAGAGGATCACCAAATATACTTTTATATTTGCCTCTTTCGTCTTTGTAATAGAATGTGTATTTTGCTTGGTATTCGTGGAAATGTCTTTTTCCATCTCTGCGCTCAACGACTCTAATTATGTCAGAATCGCGATCAAATAGTGCGTCTACGTAACTCATATATCTCCTTCGTTGCTTATGGCCAACTTAACCTTCTACATGCCTAGCTATTGCTTTTGGCGTTATTATTACTTATCAGAACAACAAACCCGCAACATAAATTACGGTTAGTCCTGCATTCAGGACTATTAAACTGTTCTCTTTCCAAAGGATACCTATTAGTACCCAAAGACTGTTACTTACAATGAATGCCCATATATAAAAAGGATAAACATTAAAAGCGGCTAGAGTTGCGGCAACTAGCAAACATGCTGTGCTGACCCACGCTAACCATTGATAGGGTTTTACCACCATAGTGCCGCAACTCCAAATCCAAATACGTTAATAACAGCAAAGTAACCTGTTAGTAACATTACCCATGCCGCACCTCTGCGTACAGCTGCGTAGCACTGTGTAACCGATCCTACAAAGAAGAACGGATATATAATTAGCATATTAGGGTCTCTTGCATTAAACGCTAATGTTAAACTTGCACATACAGTAAATATGAAACTTACAAGTTCAAATGCAAATGCAATTTTGTCGCTTTTATAACTATTAATCCAAAAGTCTTTAATTTTTTGCATATTATAATTTGTCTTTGCCAACTGTTACAACTAGTGTTTCAAGATCATCAAACTCTTCCGAAACTTTTGTCCATTCGCCTTTTTGTGCAATCTTAATTGCTTTATTAATAAGACTTGGTTTAATATCAAGTTCTTCTGCTACTGCTTTTACTGTATCTTTTAATCCTGCATTTAGGTCTTCAATTTCTTGTAATACTGTAACACCTTCGTTTACTAGTCTTTCAAGTTTCGCTTTTTCTTCAGCACCATAGGTACGGTCACTCATAAGTTTCTCCTTAGTTTAAGTTATATTATATAGGATTTATTGTTGCTTGTCAAGTCTTTTTTTGTATGCTTCTTCAAAACCATCTTCTCGGTAAACCATTTCATGGTTACCCCACATACGTTTTAAATATCCATCGTAGGAATCTATAATGGTTTGATCGTTTGATGGAATATGTCCTTTTACTGCGTAGAATAGTTTGCATTTATCTTTGAAACTTACTAGGGACATTTTTACCTAACTATTTTTTTTATATTTTGCGAGTGCTTTATATAGTTCTTCTTTGATCGATTCTGTCTTTTTCTTAGGCTTACCATGTTTGTTATGTTGAGCCCAAGCAATAGCATAGGGTGCACCAGGATCGTCAAACTTTTTCTTTAGTTTTTTTACCTGCTTCTCTCTACCTGGAGGAGCATCTTCTTGTTTCTTGTTATTCGTTTTATCTAGTATTTTCTGCATAGCTATTAGATTGTTTCTAAATGCAGGATTACTCATTAATTCTGAAAACAAAGCAATATAAGGCTTGATAGCTTCTCTTTCCTTGTCATTAAGGACATCCCCTTCGCCGGCTTTTTTCAATCCTCTTGCAATTAAAGCACTTGGATCCATGTCAGGATCAATAGCTCCACCTAATGTCGTAGCTGCAGGGGTTAGAGCTGTTATATCTATATCGTCTTCTGAAACTGATTCTTCCATTTTCTTAACAGCCGCAAGTGCAGCTTGTTTAATTTTATCTTCAAGAGCATCTGGCATCACAGCTTTTATCGCTCTGATTAATGCTTTGTACACTTCACCTGTAGGACTATACCCAATTTCTTTTGCAAGACTGCTTTGACCAAGTGAATTGTCTACTGCAGCAATACTTGGATCATCTTGATCTTTTTCACCAACAAGTTTGTCTTTTAGCGGATGAGGTGTTTCGTTTCCTGATGTAGGCTTACTTAACTTAGGCATTGGATCTTTACCTTTTGCTTGTCCTGCACTGCCCATTTTTTGTTTTTCAGTGATTCCTGCTAGTTTTGCAAAGTCACTTATACTATCAATACCTAAAGGCATTGATCCTCGTGGAACTTCTACACTTTCCTGCACATAATCTTTTGTAGGAACAACACTTTCTTGCTGATTGCCAGCCATTGCTTTAAGTGCTTGTTTATCCTGTTCAGGATTAGAAGGAAACAAGTCTTTCATCATTGAGCTCATTTTATAAAAGTCAGTCATGTTAACCTCTTTTCATTACAATACTAATGGCTTTGTCCACGTCGTACTTAGTAAAATGTTTTGAACCAAATTCTTTATTTACATTATTGTAAATCCACTGGGTTCCTTTTCTACGTAAGTTTTTATTTACCCATGTAACAAGATCATCCATATCTGCGGGCATTATAGAGTTAAATGCGCCCTTTACTTTATCTAAAAAATTTTCATTAGTATTAGTTTGTTTGAAATATTGTAAAAACTTTTTATGATCCTTGTGCATTTCTGCAGCATCAGGATTCTTAAGATAAATTTTTAACCAGCCTTTATATTGCGGACTATCTCCGATTGTTTTTTCTTTACCTTTGAAAATGTCAAATATTTCGTGGACACGCATTACATCTTCACACAGTTGTCTACTGTTTTGCCACCTTTTTTCTTAGTGCCCATACGCTTGTAACCCTTCCAGCATACTTTGCCGTCAACACCTTTTTGCTTTTCTTCGTCTAGTGTTTTCCAACTAGGCTTACCGCACTCTTTACAAAGTTCGTCTTTTGATTCAGTTTTCTTTCTAAACTTGTCTCTTAGTTTTGGTTTTCCTGATAGACTTTTTTTAATGTCTTTGTTTACTTGATTTGGATCAATACCTGCTGCTCT